ACCGTTATCCTGGCGGGTGCCGACCTCCCAGCGATTATCGTGATGCTGGCCGTACAGGGTGTTGCCGCGAGGCTGGAAGCCGTTGGCCATGCACCAGAGCGCAATGGCAGCCCAGTCCCAGATCGTCATCATGTCAAAGCCGGAACCGGCTGCCTGACACGCAGCGCGGGCGTTGTCGTAGTTGATCGACACCTCCGGAGCCAGTCCCGGCTGGCTGACGGCCTCGCCATCGATCACTGCTGCCTGATACGCGCCCACCCAGATCTCGGCATCCTCAACGCCGTCGAACAAAAATGCCTCGTGTACGCCGGTGCCCAACTCGCCGCCTGGGGCGATGTCCTCGCAGAGGAATTTGCCCTGGCGCACGAAGTAGCTCGGTTGGCCTTTGGCGGTGTAGAACACAGTCATGCGGCCGCCGCTGGCAGCCTCCACTGACCGGCGCAGACCGTCCAGCATGGCCGGAGCCTTGCTCAGAGTGTTGCCGATGTTGTCCCAGTCAGCGTTAGAACTGCTCGGCTCGGAGGCGGTGATATCGGCGATATCAGCGGTGAGCTGCCAGTACTGGTCGTTGTGCAGGACGGTGGTCGGCACGGTGGCCGAGCCGGACTGGGCGGACCACAGGCCGATGAAGTTGGCCGCTGCCTGGGCTGCGTTTCTGGCGGTCACGGCATCATCGCGGGCCAGCTCAGCAGCCACCACGACGCCGTCACTGGCAGAGGTCCGCTTCAGGGCAGCGGATCCGGCCTCGTTCTTGTAGAGATCCAGGTAGCCGGTGTTTTCGGACGACGGCACGGTGAAGTACTCGCCATCGGCCGTGGCGGCCAGACCATCGGCGACGTTGTCGTGAGTGCGGGCCGCGCCCTCTGCAGCGCGAGCTGCATCATCGGCGTCGATCTTGGACTGAGCGGCCGCCGACGCTGACTGGGCAGCGGACTGGGCGGAGCCATCGGCCTCGTCGGCTCTGGTGTCCACGAAATCAGCCGAGGTGTTCACCTCCTGCCGGAACGGCTCCAACGCGCCGACAAACGCGTCGGCCTTGTTGCTGAATGTTGCCCCGTCGTCTGCACGACTGGGGGCCTCGGGTAGCTGTGAAATCTGGGGTGCAGGCATTAGGTCAAGCCCTCCACTTCAATGGAACATTCGGAAAACACCGGGCCTCTCAGCACAAGGTTGAAGCCGCGATAGAAGCCGTACACGACGGTTTCGGGCTGCGATTCTGCGCCGATGAACACGGTGGGTGTGGCACGCAATCCAGCCAGGAGCTGCTGGATTGCCGCAATGCGGTTGCTGCGGATGCTGACTGGGTAGTCAGCGCGTTTGCTGAACTGGCGCTCGGTGATCACCAGGTTGCCGAATTCGTCGCGCTCCTTGCGCGAGAAATCGAGGATTCCGACATCCACGCCGAACTCGGTATCGCCGATAGTCCGGACTCGTCCCGCGACCAGCTCACCGATGCGGGTGACGCCGTCGATTGCCGAAAGCGTGATCCGGATCGAGGCCTCCTTATAAGGAGGGAGTGCGGTGAACACGCTGTCGGTCTGGTAGGACTCCGGGTCGTAGAAATAGGTGTACCAGTCCTGGATGCCGGAGAGATCGGAGAGAGTGATCTCCCCCGAGTCGAAGACGACCGAATCGGTGGCATCGACCAGCTCAATTCGGAAGGCAGAGGCCAGCATGTTGAACAGGCCAAGGCCATCGATGAGCTGGGGGCTGTTAATGGTGACTGTAAGGGTGCTCTCGCCCTCTGTGAACGTACCAATCTTGCCGTCGATTAGCCGGAGCGAGTTGATGGCCCCCAGATCCAGCCACGTGGGCGGCGAGGCAACCGCGCCAATATCCGGACGCTCCTGGTTGTCCGTCAGGACCTCATAAAGCCGAGACTGGTACTGATAAACGGCACCAGCGGAGACAGAGGGGTTCTGCAGCCCTTCCTCTGCAAATGTGGTTTTGTCTATCAGCCGGAACCCGTCACGAGGGTAGGTGTTCGTCACGTAGTAGGCGCTGGTTTCGTCCAGGAGCCGGATTTCCGTTGCCGGGTCCAGAACACCTACCAGAGAATAGTCGGACAGCTTGAACGTCGTGTGCCTTTCGCCCGAGCTGTCATCTTGAACGTAGAGCAGATCTTTGCCATTGAGCGCCTTGATGAGCGATGTCCCATACCGGGTCAGCCCAGAAAAATCTGGCTGATCCGGGGCGTCTGACAGGTCTGATGCAAGAAAGGTGTGGGCCTCGTTGTAATTAACAACGATGACCTCGCTTCGGTACGAATTGTACTCAACAAGCCCGGAATCGTATCTCTGCACAACCCGTCCAGTGTCCGCCCCAGTGCTGGCATTAACCTTGATCAGCACGGTATAGGTCGGGAAGTAGGTTCTCTGGGTCTGACCAAAGGCGAAGACGTTCGACCCCGTGTCATCGAACACGAGATCGAAAGCGAGACCAAAGTAATCGGCTGCCGAGTTGTAGTCATCGGATCGATAATCGATCGGCGTAGAGTCACTAACCACTTCAGCCCAGGAGGGCTCGGAAACAATGAAGACTTTGGGCCGCTTGTCTCCGTCTGATGGATTCGAAACCGTCATGGCCCAGAAGGCAAGCTTGCTGGAGTCAGAAGACCACGCGAAGCTGTACGGCTTTTGGTAAAACTCGCAATCAATGCCAATATCCTGGCGGCGGTAGACCCTGTTGCCGGTGGCCAGGGAATAGATATGCATCTCGTAAGTGCTCAGGCCGGTGCTGCCCGTTGAGCCCGCCATCGCGAGATAGGCGTCATCCGGGCTCACCAGAATGGATGTCGGGATAATGCTGACACTGTTCAGCTGCAGCACTTCCGTATTCCCGGTATCCACGTCCTGGACTTTGATAGCCCCTTCAAACTGCCCGGCAGATAGATCCAGAGCGTAAACCTTGGATGCATTAGCGGTAACCAGGACCTCGCCAAACTCCTCAGCAAAGTCCCGGCCAATCGCCTCCCACTGGATGGCATCATCCGCCGGGGCGTTCGTCTCGATCTCATTGTCAGGCAGCGCGATCGGCTTGATAATCTTCATGACCGCACCTCAATTCCATCCAGTTCAAACCGCTCCAGAAGCTTTGCCGTTTTCGAGGTATGCCTGGAGATCGCCTTCTGGGTCGTGGAAAGCTCGGACCTGAGCATCTGCACCTCTCGGTAAAGCTGTGGATCGCTTTGCGCTGCTCGACTTGAGGCGACCGGTGTCGGGGAGGATGCGGTAACGCTCGGGGTGATCTGGTTGCCGCCGAGCGTCTGATTGATCTGGGAAAGCCCGGCCACGACCATGGCGGATCCGGCCTCGGTGGCCTCGATCTGGCGGTCCAGGCTGTTGAGCATTCGCTCCTCCACCGCCACCTGCTCATCGGTGATGGCCTGCAGGTCAGAGAGCACGGAGCCGGTGGCCGCGAGATCCCGGACGTAGGCTTCCATGGATCCGTAATCGCTGGCGCTGATGCTGGTAGCCGCGCCCAGGGCGGAGGTGAAGCTATCGCCGTAGGTCACGGAGCCGGCGCGAACCATGCCCCTCAGGGTATCGAGTGCCTGAGCCCGGCGGGCCTGCTCGAAAGCCTCTCCGGATGCGGAGAGCCCGTTCAGGGCGTTAGATACCGCATCGGCCGCACGCTCTGCCTCTCGGAGCGTGTCCTGGATCACGGCCCGCTGCTCGGCCAGTAGATCCTTCTGGGCCTGGACGGCCTCCTGCCCGGCATCTTCCAGGTACGTGTAGTACTCATCGGCGGCATTGCGCAGCTGCAGCAGGGTGGCAATGTTCTCAGCCCCCGCCTCGGTCGCGCCGTTCTGGGCGCGGAGCAGCTCGTAGTAGCCCTCGCGGGTAGCCGGAGCCTGCAGGTTCGCCTGTTCCAGGGCCCGGGTGAGATCCGACTGGGCCAGCTCGAACTGCCTGGCATCAGAGGCGAAGGTATCGATGAAGCCCTCCATGGAGCCGATAAACTCCTCCACGCCGCCGGCGGCTTCCATCAGGCGCTCGGAGGCCTTGACCAGGTCCTCGCCGGTGAGGTCGGTAAACTGCACGCCCAGACGCTTTACGGCCTCCTGGGTGACCGCCGTGTAGTTCGCCACCCGTGCCAGGGTTTCGCCCAGGCCTTCGCCGGCCCGCTGGAACTCTTCCAGCCAGGGGATGGCCTCGCCGGCCAGGCTGTCGAACACTTCGCCGAAGTAGGCCTCCAGCTCCGCCCGCTGCTCATCGGCAGACAGGCCCTCCAGGCTGATCTTCTGGGTGTCGATCTTGAAGTTGCCCAGCCGGCCGGACACGTCCATGCCCAGGACTTCCGCCCCGGAGGCCACGGAATCAAACAGCGACTCAAAAACCAGGGCAAACTGATTGCCTACATCAGCGCCCAGGGTCTTGAACTTCTCGTAGGTGTCGTAGTCGTCAAAGGCGTGCTTTTTAGCCCGATAGGTGTTGTAGGCCTGGACGATCGTCTCGCTCATCAGGTCGTCCAGAGTGCCGCCGATGACCCTCACGCCCTCGTCTACGAACTTGGTTTTGCCGCCCAGCAGGTCGTCCAGATCCAGGGTGCCGAGGGTGAAGATTTCACCCATGGTGTCGAAGAAATCGAAGGCCAGCTCAGCGGTGGTATCAAAGATCGGCATCACGCCGCCGGTGAGGTTGCCAGCCAGATCGCTGCCCGACATCACGCTCGGGCCGCTAATCGAAACACCGGCCGCGCCACGGGCGATGCGGTTGGAAGCTCCGCTGATGCCGCTTTGCAGTTGGCGCAGGGCGGCCAGCATTGACTGGTTGATACCGACCAGCTGGCCGATGCCGCTCTCTGAGCCTTCAACGGCCCGGCGGATGGACTCGGACTTGGCGTTGATATCGCCCAGCACCGTACCGGTGCCCTGGGACGCCTGTCGGGCGGCAGTGGGATCCCAGTCATCGCTGAAGTAGTCGCCAATCTCGCGCATGGCCAGCTGCATCAGGCCTCCGGCAACGGCACCAACCACCGGCCCGGCAAAGGCTCCGCCAATCTGCGCCAGCATGCCGCTGTTGGCCGTTAGATCCTTGGCAAGACTGTTAGAGATTTCGTCTGAAATGATGCCGGCCGCACTGGTGGCCAGGGTGTTGCCGATCACATCGCCGATATCGTCCCAGTCCCCGGCGGCGATGGCGGTCTGCAGGGCGGTGGACACGGACCGGGCGGCGGAGTCGAACCGGTTGACCATCTGCTCGGCGGCTTCCTTGCTGGCCTCGTCCACCGGATCCACCAGGTTGTTCACGATGTTGTCCGCCTGCTCGGCGGTGATCAGGCCGCGCTCGAAGGCGGTCTGCACGATCTCGATATCAGCGGTGAGACTGCGCAGCTCCGCGCCCAGGGGATCGATCCGATCCATGAGTCCGTTGAGATTTTGCTGCGCTGACAGCTGGGCGCGGGACCATTCTTTTGCAGCCTGGGCGGAGGCCTTGAGGCCGGCTTGGCGCTCTTCTTCAGCCTCAATCGCGTCATACGTAACATCGATTTGCTGTAGTAGCGCCTGAATAATCGCAGGCTCGGCACCCTTTTCTTCCAAGAGCTGAGCCTTGTATAGAGCGATCTTTCTGGCGGTCTTGCCTACCGTCTCGCCCTGGAACTGCAGCTGATTAGTTAGCTCCAGAGCCTGCCTGGTTGCTTGCTCCTTGGCATCGATCAAATCCTTGTAGCTACCACCACCTCCATCTCCTCCAGTGGAGTTGTCGATGGTGCGCTGAGTATCTTCCAGGGCAGCCTTGAGGCTTTCCTCAGCACGCAGCGCCTTAATGGCGGTTACCGAAGAAATCCCGAGGGATTCCGCGAGTTTTAGCACTTGCGGGCTCGATGCCCCGTACTGATCGGCGAGATCTGCAACGACGCCGAGAAGTTCCTGGTAAGCCTCCTGTGAGCGCTCCGCCGTTCTCGGCAAAGCGGCGGCCAGCGCCTCTGCATCCTGTCGAGTGATGTCGAGCGTCTCGCTGATCTCGCCAATGCGGTCGGAGTAAATTGTATCTGGGAGTAGCGGATTTTCGCCGGCGATCGACTCGAAGGTTTCGATGACGGTGTTTGCCGCCTCGATGGCGGCACTTTTGGCCTGCTGGGCATCAACGATCAGTTCGATTCTGGCAGCATCGCGGCTAACCGAAGCCAGCTCACGAAGCTCATCAGCCAGCAAGATGGTTCCATCTTTTGCGGTGGTCAGCTTTTCGCTGAGGCCTTCTACGGAGTCAGACAGCGTGTCGATTCGCTTCGACGAATCTCCCAGCGCGTTGTACAAAACGCCGCCAAAAACGCTGGCAATTGCCAGACCTGCGCCGAGCAATGCGCCACCAGGCCCCAGCAGACTCAGCAGCTGGGAGCCCTGCTGGCCCATGGCGACAAAGGCGCTGGTGCCGGAGCCGATCTGCACAGCAAGATCCTGGAACTGATAGCCCGCCTGTTGGAGGGAGCCTTTCTGCAGGCGGAACATGCGAGTGGCTTCCTGGCCTGCGGTTGTGAGGCCAGTCATTTGCCGAGTATTGGTCCGGGCTGCGGTTGCGGTACCGGATAGAGAGCCCTCAAGGCCGCGCACTTCCCTGGCGGTCTCCCGCACGGTGCCGCTGACGCCTTTATTGTTGGCCCGAATGGCGAGCCTCAGCTCCATATCACTCATGGTCAGTCCTGTTGCTCCCGAAACGCTTCCAGAGCGCCGCTTTCAATCGTCTGGAGCTGGCTGAACACTTTGGCCGGGTCGGCCAGGTCGCTCATCCGGATCACCACATCCACGGCGGTGTAATCCAGCCCCGTTCGTACGCCTGCCATCCCTGCAAATCGCCACTGGGTTGCGCACCTGAGAAAGGTCAGCACGGCGTCCCAGTTCTCCGGCAGGACCAGGAACTCCCGATCCTCATCCCGGTGCAGCGATTCGGTATCCACTCCCTGAATCCCGAAGGCCTGTAAATCCGACTCAAGGCCGCCAGGATCTGCCTGGCGACCTTGTACCCAGAACCGGCCCGCTGCCCTCAGGTTCTCGGCCGGTTCTTTTTTGTGATCGACTCCTGGTAAGCGTTAACCAGGGCCGTGCTCACGGATGGGTCCGCCTTGAGGGCGTCAAGCAGTTCGTCACCCTGCAGCGGCCGACCATCCTTGCCCGGCACCTCCACGCCATCCACGCCGACCAGCACGAGGTCCAGCAGGCGCTTGTTCTCGTTCTCCGGATCCCTCATGGCGGTGGCTGGCAGCACCCGGAACTCGGCGGTGAACTGGCCGGTGACTTCCTTGTCGCCATCGAAGATCACAACCGAGACCGGATAGCGAAAGGTGCGGGTTGGGTTGAGCTTGAACATAAGGGAGGGCTCCTTACTTAACGGTGATCACCAGCTCATCGTTGCCGGTGTCGGGGTTGATGGTCAGCGGCAGGGAAAGCATCTGCACGCCGTTCTTGTCCTGCTCGGTCGGGCTGCCGATGCCGACTTTCGGCGCGGCGAACTCGACGATGTTCCCGGCCACGGTGCCGTGGGTCACCGCCAGTGCTCCGCGAGCGGAGGTCTTGGCCTTTTCGTAGAGATCGATGGTGGCCAGGGTTGGCTCCTCGACCACAGCGGTACCGGTCGGCTGGCGATCGGTGATCTGCATGGACGTTTCCTTGCCCACGATCTGATGCTTCACGGTTTCCACGGCGAGGTTGAAGCTGAGCTGATCGAAGCTCAGATCCGCACCGAACAGGCTCAGGGCGCTGGTGTTGGCGTTGGTCACCGGGGCCGGCAGAGTCCAGCCGCTGGTATCCGCCTGAGGGATAGCCGTGTTGCTGATCGGGCCGAGGATCCCCATGAAGTTGAACGTCATGTAGGGGATGTTGTTGGTGGACATGCTCAGGCTCACCGTGCCACGGCCGCCGACGAACTTGTGCAGCACGCCATCCCGGTGGATCCAGCACGTGATGGACTCCTCGCCGCCCGTGATCGGGTTGTAAGCAATGGAGATGCCGGCCTCTTCGGTCTCCGCAAAGCCACAGGCCCGAAGCAGCGGCCCCCACTTGGGCGCGGTACCGGCTGCGCCGGATCCGGCCAGCTCAACCTCAAGCTGCAGCTCCACGTGTTTCTCACCGGCGATCTCTTCGGAGTTGCCGAAGTGCCCCCGGATGAGGTTGCGCTGGATGTCTTCCCCTGCCAGCGGTGTCACCTGGACGGTGCGGGCAAGGATGGCGTTGGCCGATTCGGTCGGAGCCGCATCGGTGCCGTAGGTGGTCTCTATTGCTGCCAGCACCACGCGCCGGCGCATCTTGAATCCAGACATGAATTACTCCTTCTTCCCGGAGGTCTGTTTGGTTCCGTCGTCCCGGGTTTCCGGCTCGGCGGCTTTGGGTTTGGGCGCACCATCTTTGGTCCGCTGGTACTGGCCACCGCTCTGCGGCAGCTTCACGCGACGTTTACTCATGGCTTCCACCAGTACTCCGTTCGAAAGGCATCCACCCAGAACAGGGCGTTGTTGCTCAGCGTTAGAAGTTGGCCGCCGTGCCACGTGACCTCGGTGTCGTACTCCAGCACCGGCAGCGTGAAATAGTCGTACCAGGTCCGGCTGGGCACCTCGGTACCAAAAGGCGGCGGCATCCAGTCCACCAGGCTCATCAGCACCGGCCGGCGAACATCGGCCAGCTGGTCCACCATCGGGCCGCCCAGCGGCTGGTTGCCCCGGCTCACCCCGGAAACCACCAGCACTTCCACCACGATCTTGTGGCGGGAGCCCTGGGTCATCGGCACGGTGGTCACGGCCTCGCGGCCGGGCACCACCACCACCGATGGCAGCTTTCGGGACTTCTGGGCCGCGTCCACATCCGCCGCCAGGGACGCTTTCACGTCAGCGGTGGATATGCGATCGGCCCAGGCAACCAGATCCAGCATCAGACAAACCCTTTGCTGTCATCCCGCCCCCAGATCCGGCCGCCGGAGGTGATCTCCGCGCCATCATTGGAGGTGGGCACATCGCCAGTGTCGGAGACACCGATAGCCACGCGGCCCATGGACACCTGCTTGAGCAGATCGATGGCAGCCTTGTAGCGCATCTCGACCGGCTCCGGGATGTGATCATCGTGCAGGTGGTACCGGGCGATATCCGCGCACACCCTCACCAGTACGGTGGGGGTGGTGGTCAGCGGCAGCTGGTACCGGGCGGCCAGATAGCCGTCGATCTCGGCAGTGGCGTCAGCCAGGGCGCGATCGAGTACGGAGACATCGATCGTGCCGGTATGGCTGCGGTCGGTGAGCTGGATCAGCTCCTGCTCACCGAACCGTTCAACCATGTCCACCTGGCTGGCGTAGTTCATTTCCGGGTCGCCGAGATGTGCGGATCCGCCTCGATGAGGGCTGCAACTTCCTCGGTCACAACCACCTCACGCGGTTCCTGGGTGACAATCACCCCGCCACGAATGCGGCGCGGCAAGCGGGTTACCACTTCCAGCGTGATCTCGCCTTCCTCCGGTGACGCCTGGTCGTCATCACCCGGCAGGTTGCCGTCCTTGGCAGGCCCCCGCTCCTTGCTCTGTTCGGAATCCTTGCCACCCACTCCGGCAGCGGAGGACTGCTCACTCTCTCCGCTACCGGGTTGGCTGGTTGCGGCCCCGGTCACTTCGGGGCTCTGCTTCGAGGTATCCTCGGTCTTGGATTCCTCCGGCTTCTGGGCCGGTTGCTTGGCCTCAGGCTGCTTTGCAGCAGCCTGAGCAGTCGGTTTCTTTGCAGCCATCAGTCAGACCTCCTTAGCTCAGCCAGGGAGACACGAGCAGCTCGGCTGTGCCCTGGTAAACGTTGGTTGCGCCGTTGGCATCGCGCTCGGCCTTCAGCACCTCAAGGGCGGCACTTTCCAGCGAAGGCGGAACCACCAGCAGCGTCGGACGGATGCCCAGCGGGCGGCCACCATCAGCCTTGAAGCTCTGCATCGCTTGGCGCGCAGCGGCGTAGTTGGTTTTGTCCAGCGGCTGCTGGGATTTGTAGGCCATCTGCCAAAAGCCGAAGCCGACGTTGTTCCGGGCGCGAACGCCGTAGCGGTACTCGTCCGCCGTGAACACGTGCTCGTCGTCGTTCTTGGTCATCTGCTGCAGATCCGCCGGAACGCGCTCCTGGTAGATGATCGGCTTGATGGCACGGCTCACATCCAGCAGATACCAGGGTGAGTTTGCCGGTGTGCCCGGGATGTCCTGGTTGGCCACGGTGGTCGGGGTTCCGGTACCGTCCACGTTCGGGTACACCGGGTGATCGGTGTCGAAGAAGTTCTGGCCGTCGTAACACAGGGTGCTGCCGCCAGCGGCCAGCAGCGCGAACACCAGCTCGTCCGGGTGAATGGCGGCAGCTCGGCCCATCTCCTGGAAGAGCATGGAGTAGGCGCCGATGTCGTCGTCCTCGATGTCGGTCCGGGCCACACCCACAGTGGATTCAAAGAGCTTGTTGGTGATCTCGTAGCCGTGAGCGGCCATGTCCTTGATCACGCGATCGCCAGCCCATTCGCGGAACTGCGGGAACTGACCCAGCCAGCCGTAGGTGTTGGACTTGGACGAGCTGGAGACCTTGGAGGCCAACTTGTCCCAGGCAGGCTCTGCCATGGTTTGACCAGCCTGGTATTCCTTCTTGAAGCTGGTCATCAACGCGGTAAGCAGTGACGGGGTAATGATCATTTCGCGGTCTCCTCAACCTTGACGCCCTTGGCCTTGAGGAAATCCTCGGGCGTCTGATTCATCAGGCGGCACACGGCCAGCTCTTCTTCGGTGAGCTTGTTGTCACCTTCGGGCGGCGTCTTGCCATTGGTTTGCTGGCTGGTCAGCGCCGCGATCGGTTGGGCGTTGTCCAGGTAGTCGCGCAGGGCGGCCACATCCTTCTTGCCCAGATCCCGGGCCCAGTTCTCCATGCTCTGGATCAGGCGACCGTCTTCCAGGCCTTCCTTCACCAGCTGGTCCACCTCGCCGGTGCGCATTTGGGTGCTCAGGCTGGCCACCTGGTCCTGCAGATCCTTCACGGCGGAGACCGGCACGAACTTCTGCGGGTCCGGGTTGTTGACCTGACCGCGCAGCGCGGTCACCTCGTCTTCGGTTTCTGCGGCTTTGTCCATCAATGCCTGGACGGCCGCTCGAACCTGCTCGGCAGTGGCGTCTTCGCCCAGCACGAGCATCTTCAGCAGTTCTTTGTCCACGGGTGTTGCCTCCTCGTGTGGTTGGTGCAGATAACGGGCAGCCGCCACATCGGCGATCCCATCAATGGCCGGGTTGTTGGTGACGGCCGCCATGAGCAGCTCGGTCACCACACCGGTGTTCGGGTCAAACTTGAATACAGGAGAGAGGTAGCGGTACTCGTCGCCGGTGATCAGCGCGGCCGCTCGTTCGGTCCACTCCACATCCACCGCATACAGGCCATCGCCTTCGCGCCACTCCAAGGTGCTGAACCAGGCAGCGGCCGGGGCCGGATTGCCGGAGGTCTCGGCGTAGAGGGTCTGGTGCTCGTAGTCGATCACGAACGGGGTCTGGCGCTTGGTGGCCAGCGCCACCAGCTGGCGGGCGGCGTCAGCGTCAACGCGCCAGCCTTCCAGCCCATTGGGGCGACCATCCCGGGCACGGAACAGGCCAGCCGGGAACAGCTGGATCTCCGATCCGGGTTTCCGGAGCCGGGTGGTGCAGGCTGCAATGTGAGTGCGGGGTGATGTTTTCATGGGGCCAGTTTGGTAGCTGGCACGCCAGGCAGGAACGCGAATGGATTCGGGCAGTGATCCCGAGGTAGGCGCGGGAGGAAAATCGACCCTGGCGACGGGGAGAATACCCCTACGGGGTGGAGCGGCTCAAGTATTGCGCGTTAGACCCGCGTTAGAATCGTCGCCAGCATGCCTATCTGATTTTACGCGCCCCGTTGGTGCTCTTGAGGGTCAGAATCGATTAGAGGCGATCTGAGGCGGTCATTCAAAAGCGCCCGCAAGATGCTCGGCAGCGATCTGCAGTATATCGCGTTCATCCTCCGGGCCGATACCCAGAAATGGGCGGGCGGGGATGTCGCCCCAGGGGATGGATATGACCTGGCGGGTGCTCACCAGACTGAACCGCCCGAACTCTCCCTTTTGAGCGCCAAACTGGTGAGTGGTTGCATAGGGTACATTGGTGCCGATCTGGGCGAAGTCCTGGCCGTAGTCGGTCGAGATGGATCCCCTAAGTCGACCGCTGTCCTGCAGCAGAGCACCACCCTGTCGGTACGGTCTCAGAGTCAACGTCACCTCGGAGAGCGGATCCCACGCCACGCCGGTGGCCGGATCGGATTCGGTGGCGAAGGCGCTTTCAGTGGCCTCTTCAAGGACGCCGGCAATCCTCTGCATTGCCGGCGTCGGATTATCCACCCGATGTACCAAGCGGTTTAGAGCCTCCAGCACCTCGTCACTGTTGTGAGTGATCTCGATGAAGCTCATGGCTACTGAAGACCCTCCAGTGTGCCCTCCAGCAACTCATAACGACGGTCGGCCAGATCGGCAATGCGCAGGATGACCGGGTTCAAGTTGGAGGTGAGCGGTACCGTAGAGGTGCTCGAAAGCGGGTAAGCCGCTCGGATGACACCCACCACTCCCGGCTCGGTGACGCGGGTCACATAGACTAGACCTTGCTCCATAGTGTCCCACAGGACTGCCTTCGGATTGTTGAGAAGCTGCGGAATAGCCTGCCAGAACTCTAGGGGGCTGATGCCGTTCTGGATCTGGTCCCGCCGCAGGATCTCACCTTCGGAGAGCGCCAACAGCCGGCCCGGGGTGCTGCCGGTGCGTTGCAGTACTTCGTCTGCCAGGGAATCCGGCAGGAGTCCGGCGGCGGCGCGGCCCTCGCCGGTGGTCTCGCCAGCCACCACCTGGTCCACCCAGCGGGCGAAGTTGTCAGTACGTAAGTCGCTGCTGTTGAGATCTCGAATCACCTGGGCGCGTACCTCTGAGCTGCTGATCTGCCCGATCTTGCTGGCAATGCTAGCGTCCGTACCGAAAGCACTCGCGCCCGGATTGTATCCCCAGCCCACGTCCGGGCTCATGGTGCGGCCGTCCGGCAGGGTGATCACCGGATGGTCCACGGTCATCACCTCGCCGGTCTCCATGTTGGTACCGGTTTCGCGCTTGACCATCTGAATGTAGTCTGCGCCGTTCTCTACCGTTAGACCTTCGCGCTGCAGGTTCCGCTCGGAGAGATTTCTAACGGTGCAGCGGCAACCCCAGCCGTTGGGCGGGTAGATGTACTGCCAGATAGGATCGTCCCATCTGAACACCTTGTTGTGCAGGGCTGCGTGACTCGGGCGGGTGCGGGAGTCCAGGATGGCCTGGTACATCCAGTACGGCCGATCGTGCACCAGCGCCAGCTGCCGCCGGTACCTGCCAGCCATGTACGCGGTGGAGGTGTTGGCGCGGAAGATGGTCTTCAGTCGATGCACGCTGCCCAGCTCCACTTCCCGCTCATTGCCCTGGGCATCCGACCAGGTCTCTTTGCCCCACCAGCCCTTTTTCTTAAGCACCGGCGTCAGGCGGTTGATGAACTCACGCTCGGTGATCCCTTCCGAGATCGCCGCATCGGTGGCTTCTCGGATATCTTCCAGGATGTCCATCCGCATGGCCTTGGCCACGGTGAATGCCTTAGCGTGCGCCGCGCCGTCCATCTCCTGCCACTGGTCCGTGATTTGAAACCCCTTGGCGCGAAAGAACGCTACAGCGTCCTTAGGCTCCATGTTAAACGCGGCCCGCAGGTCCGCCTTATTCTTCGTCGCCATCAATACTTCCCCAAAGCTCTACGGCAAACATGGCCCGCCTCAGGCGCTCTTCCAGGCCGCTGGTGTCCATGTCGGGATACAACTCCGCGAGCATGCCCAGCAGCACGTCAGGCCCTTTCTCGGCGGCTTTCATGATCGGTGCCAGTATCGGCACCATCCCATCATTCAAGTCGCCAGAATCCAGCGCGTCCAGTGCATCGTCTACGGCTTGCAGGTCCGGGAAGTCTTCGGTGCCACCGTTGTCGGTCTCCGCACGCAGGGCGGCCGTGGCTGCCACCGGAGCCGGGCGGGCCGGCGCGGAGAAGTCCAGCACCTCCTCGCCTTCCTCGGGCTGGGGGATGCCCAGCTTCTCGTGGGCCCACTTGGCGGGGATCCGCATGGCCCGGCCCAGCTTGGGCAGGGCATCGGCGTAGAGCTTGATGTCCTCGGGCTGCTCGGTCTCGAACACAAACGACGGCAGCCGTCGCATGGGCGTGTTAAGGCGCGTGAGCGGCTCCACCAGCTGCTGGGTGATGGACCGGGCGATCTGGCGGGCATCGCTGACCAGGATGTCGTGGCGCACTTCGTTGTGCACCTGGCCGAGGGCGTAGGCCCCGCCCCCGCTTTCGCTGGTCTGGCTGGTGAGCGTGCCACCGAGAATGGCCTTGCTCATGCTGGCTTCCGCCCAGCGCATCATGCTCATGAACGGGTCGGAGCTGCCCTTCGCCGCTTCCTGGAACTCGATCTCCATGCCCTGGGGGATGATGCCGGCCGCTGCGTGGCCGATGTTGACCACCGCTTTCATGAGGGTGGATTTCTCGGTGTCGCTGGCGCCAGCCGGGTACTTGCCCAGCCGAAGCGGCAGGCCGTGGATCTCCAGAAACTCCGCCAGATCCCGGGCCGAGTAGTTGCGGAACAGGTACGGCCAGGCGAGG